CGTCCATGAAAGAATATTCCAGCGGCTTGAAGCCGATCGACACGCCGCGGATCAATCCCGCCTTGAGCATGTCCCATACGTCATCGATGCGCGACTTGAGCGCGCCGGCGTTGGCGATCTTCGCCAACTGCGCGGAAAACGTGACGCCCTCCCCGGTCGGCTTGTCGAGCTTGGCAATGCCGACCGGCTCGGCGTGCCGATGCTGGTAGAGCAGCGGAATTTGCTGAGCGAATTGCAGGCCGAGCGGTTCCACGATGTCGCCGCCGCGATCGGTGGCCGGCGTCGATGCGATGCCTTCGATCAGGCGCTGCTCGCCGTCGCCGTCCGCTTTGATTTCGAGCGTGGCCCACGAGCGAATGATGGTGTCGGGCGGGATCCGTTGGTCGAGCATGATTGCCTCGCTCCAGCCGCAGGCCTGCAGCCAGTCGCCTTGAAGGTTCGGCCTTCCCTTGAATTAGCCCACCGCGAAGATCGGAGATCGCGGCCGCTCGATGTCGGTGGGCGCCACGCCCATCGCCATCGCCAGCGCCACCATTCCGTCGATACGCCCTGACGACTTGTGCTTGACCAGTTTCTTGTTCTCGTGCGGATCGGTCTGCACCACCGCATTCGCGGCACACATGCGCAGCACCGGATGATTGCCGTGCGCCAGGCGCGCGTTGAGGATCTCACCCTCGAGCGCGCGCAACGCCGGCGACATGGATTGGAAGCCCTGCCCGAATTCGACGAATCGATCGCCGATCGTGCGCTCGTTGAAGCCGGCGCGCAGCAGGCTGCGCTTCAAGTGCTGGAAATTCCAGCGGTCGAAACCGAGCTTGCGAATGTCGTATTTGGAAAATTGCTCGCGGATATGCGCCGCGACGAAATCGTAATCGACCGACTTGCCGGGCGCAGCCAGGAGGAAGCCGCGCTTGAGCCAGTCGTCATACGGCACACGGTCGCGGTGCGCGCGCTCCATCAGTCCCTCTTGCGGCAGCCAGAAAGTCGGATGCACGTGCCAGATGCCGTCGACCTTGCCGATCAGGACCAGCGCCGTCAGGTCGGCGGTCGCCGACAGATCGAGCCCCCCGTAAACCGGAATGCCGGCGAGCGGCTTGGGCTCGGCAGCGCAGTCATTCCAGACTGTGCGCGTGATGAACGGCGCCGAAACCTCCACCCGCTGATTGAGGATCAGGTTGCGATATTCCATTTCGCGCGCCGGCATGCGCCTGGCGTCGTTGGCCATGCCGCGCACCTCGTCGGCGTTGAGGAAATCGCCGAATGCCGGATTGGCCGCGCGGATGCTCTCCTCACTGAATGGATCCGCCTCGAGTGGCGCGGTGTAGAGCGACAGCACGGTGCGCGGATCATTCTCGTTCAGCGCGTCGTCGATCAGCACCGAAAGCAGATCGCTATCGGTGCGCGCCTGTGTCGAGATGATCAGAGACAATGGATTCTCTTGCGCGCCGGTCGCGGTTTCCAGCGCTTCATACAGCGGCGAGCGGGCGCCGCGCACCTGCCCAAGCTCATCATGAACTATGAACACCGGCGACAGCCCGAACGCGGTTTCGACTTCCGCCGACAGCGCGCGATACAGCGTCCCGAGCTCCGGGCAGAACAGCTGCTTGGCCGTGTCGCGAACGATCACCACCTGCCGCAGATCGACCGACATGCGCACGATCTTGGCGGCCGCATCGAAGATGATCGCCGCCTGCTGGCGCGATTGCGCCGCCGAGTAGAGTTGCGAATTGTAACGCCGCTCCGGGCCGCACAGATGGAGGAGGAGGAGGAACGCCGCCAGCGTGGTCTTGGCATTCTTGCGGCCGAAGCTGATGATCGCCCGGCGCGTCAGCGTCGTGTTGTCGTAAATCTTGATGATCTCGTCTTTCTGCCACTGCCGCAGCTTCACCTTTTTGCCGATGTCCACGCCCTCCGGAATGCGGCAATATGTTTCGATCCAGCGAATGTTGCGCTGGCCGCGCGTTTCCTTGCGCTTCCTGCCGCGCGGCACTTACATTTCCCACGGCTTTTTCTCGCGCGCGGTGTTGCGCCCGACCGTCGCCGCCGCGCCCGGCGTGTAACGCGCCTGATTGGTCAGCCGCAGCTTCGTGGCAATCATGTAGGTCGAACGGGTTTCGCGCTCGCGCATCTTCAGCAGGTCGGTGAACCGTTTCGAGCCTTCGGAATTCTTGATCCAGTCGCTTTGAAACGAGTCGATGATCTGCGATATCCGCTCGCTCTCCGCGCGATGCCTGCAGTAATCCTTCAAGAGCCCACGCAACGCCGCCGTGCCGAAGAAATCCACCGGCTCGCTCGCCGTAGTCTCGCGCCAGATTGCCGCCTGGCTTTCATTGAACTCCGGCGGCGGCTCCGGGCGCTGCCCGAATTGGCCCTCGATCACCACCGCCGTCGATTTGTCTTCAGCCGACATTCTGCCGCGCTTCATGTTGCTGTCCCGCTATTTCATCAAACGTGCGCCCGCTGCCTTCGTGAATTGCCGCCTTGCCGGTGAACTCCTGCCAACGCTTGACCGCCACGTCGACATAGGCCGGATTGATCTCGATCGCCTGGCAGCGCCGGCCGGTCATTTCCGCGGCAATGATGGTGGTGCCGGATCCCACGAATGGATCGTAAACGGCCTGCCCAGGCGACGAGTTGTTCTCGATCGGCCGCTTCATGCACTCGACCGGCTTCTGTGCGCTGTGCCCAGTTTCCGATTTCAAATGCGAGATGTTCCACAGCGTCGATTGCGAGCGATCGCCGGACCACTCATGCCGCTTGCCCTTGCGCGCGGCATACCAGCATGGCTCATGCTGCCAATGGTAATCGCCGCGCGATATCACAAAGCGATCCTTGGCCCATATCACCTGACAGACGATTTCGAAGCCTTGCGCCTCGAGCGAGGCTTGCACCGCACTGGCATGCGGGTCGGCATGCCAGCAGTAACAAACAACGCCAGGAAACAACGCCCAGGCCTCGCGCCAGTCGGTGCGATGATCGTTCGACACGCGCCCTATGGCGCGACCGCCAGAGGGCAACCCGTTCGCCCTTTCCGCACGGTTGCGCCAGTCAGCATCGTATTCCACGCCATACGGCGGATCGGTAACCATCAGATGCGGCGCAGCACCAGCAATCGCCCGCTTGACATCCGCCGCCACCGTCGCGTCGCCGCACACCAGCCTATGCCAATCCAAAAGCCAGACGTCACCAGCCTGCGTCGCCGGCGTTTCCGGCACGGCCGGCGCCTCATCCGGATCGGTGAGCCCGCCACCGCGGCCCCGCATCAGCGCATCAAGGTCGTCAAACCCCAGCAGCGACAAATCGAAATCCCACGCCTTTAGCCCGGCAAGCTCGTCCGCCAGCGTCTTGACATCCCACCCAGCATTGAGCGCCAGCTGATTGTCGGCCAGCCGGTACGCGCGCTTCTGCGCCTCCGACCAACCCGCCGCCGTCATAACCGGCACCTCGAGCAAACCCAGACGCTTCGCCGCCATAACCCGGCCGTGACCGGCAATCAGCTCGCCCGCCTCGTCCACGAGAACCGGCATCGTCCAGCCCCATTGCCGCATCGATGCGCACAGCTGCTCAATCTGCGCCTCGGAATGCGTGCGCGCGTTTGTCGCCGCCGGAATGATGGCTGTCAGCGGTCGTCGCTCAACTTTGTCGGCCGGCCATTCCAAGGCTGTGCTCATCAATCGGTGAAAATTGTGGTTTATCGTTTTTGTGCTGGCCCGCCGGGCCTTGATTGAAATCGCAAACCATAATTTCACTCCCCCCCGTCATTTGAAAATTTTTTGTTTGTTGACTGGATGATTTGAATCGACAGGCCACCCGCTTGCATCGACGGTGGTGTCGTATCCGCGTCGCTCTATGCCTTGCTTATGGCTGTCGTGGCAGCGCTGGCATAGCGACTGCAGGTTATTGCGATCGAGCAGCAAGTGTCGGTCGCCTCGGTGTGGGACGATGTGATCGACAGCGAAGGCAGCAGCCACCCTGCCATGCCTCAAACAATTTGCGCACAGCGGATTTAATTGTCGGTGGCGTTTTGATGTGCGGTCCCACCACGTAGAGTCAGAGCCTTTCAGCTTGCTGACCACGTTCCCAACCCGTAACTGTGGGATTGTGACTTTCGCACGCATGCATAAACTGCATTCCTCCGAATGTCAAAGGCACCTGCTTGAGCAGTGCTCGCACGGTAGCGATCGGTGCGATCAGCTGATCGCGTTCGAGTGCGTGGAGAATATTGATCTGGTGCCCGAGATCCTTGACCAGCTGCAGGTATTGCTCGCTGAGTTGGTAGGATCGATCGACCAGTCTTCCGCCTTGCACTCGCATGCTGAATGAGGCGGATCGCAAGTTGTTTGCGTGCTTTGCGATTTGCAGGAAGCTGTAGAAGCCGCCCATTGCGCGTGCGTCGAGCAGTTTTCGCAGGAAGAGCGTTCCGACGAGATAGTTTGCAAACGGGTTGCGCGGCTTCGGCTTGTGCGCCTGGCGCAAGCGTCCGGAAGGTTTTCGTGCTCCGGTTTTGCGCGGTCTTCCGGTGATCATCACTCTACCAGGCGGAAAAGGGCGTCGGCGCGGGAAATGGTCATCCTTACTTACCTACCGCGAGAGCTTGAGTGCTCGGCGAATGAATACTCAGCCCGAACTCCCCCACGTAGTTCCGCGAATGCCCGCGTTAGCGGTCAGGGCATTTCGCGGAACTCTTCCGCGAATTCCCTAAACTCCGTAGGAGTTCGGGCTGATTATTCGCGGCACCGTTTTTGGGCATTTTCCGCGAATTGCCGCGAATTGGGTTTTGAATTCGCGGAAGCCAACTGTTGCGTTTTTGGCACAGCATTTTTTGGGTATCTCGCCAGCAAATGTCACAGCCTTTTCTCCTGTTCTGGCTCGTC